GTTATAGCGCCGTTGACCCCTTCCAGTTTCGCGTGAATCATTCTTGCCTCCTCGCTTTTAATTCCATCAGGTGCTTACGCCCTACCTCGGTAACCGCGAGGATGTTATACACCTGCCCGCCGTAGGTCAGTCTGTCTTTAGGATTCAGGCCGGAATAAAACCGGATAGTAAACACCACCGGCAGCTCAGCCTCTACCTTATCGCCGTTCACAGGCTCACCGCCGGGGCTTGGTTTGTACGCCGCCGGTACCGTTGCAAGGGTTGCCCATGTCTTAATCGCTTCACCGATCGCGCTCTGCGTAACCGTGAACCGCTGCAGCGTAACCTGTCTATCCATCCGTCCGGGGTTCATGTCTTATACAAATTCGTTCCAGCGGTAGGGGTTCAACAAAAATTCAGTGCCGCGGCTTAGGCTGGTTTCGATTGTGCCGATGATAGTGTTTTTGCGTTCTTCGTATAAATCGCCAACAGTCAACAGCACAGCGGCACGCACAGCGGCGGGTAATGCGCCAGGCAGCCAGCCCATCTGCGCATTGTATTGAATCGCATCCAGGCGGTCTTCGTATTGCGTCGGCGGTGTCAGCACAAACAATACCCTGAACCGGTCGCGGCGCGCGTGTGCGTTGTAATACGTCGTTGCTAATGTCTGTAATGCATTGGCCGTATCGTAATACTTGACACTGGTCAGGCTTTGCGGTTTGCCGATCAGGTCAATAGTTTCAGCAGGCCATTCTTCAGCCGTCCATTGCACCGTAGAAAGGCGCGCCGGATAGCCTAAGTAGTTTTCACATACCTCAAAAGCAGCCTCTAAAATCGCGCTCAAATACGCATCCTCATCCGTTCCCACAACGCGCAAATGATCCTTTACATCGTTCAGTGAAATGTACGAAGTAGCGGCATGGATGCGGTTGGTTATGTCGCGGTTGAGGATCATGTGGTATTATCGCTTGCGCTTAGGGGTTACGGTAGCGGTTTCAACTTCGGAATGATCGGCCTTGGCGGTTTCAATCACTACCGCGCGGCCAGCATGAATAAGCGCCTTTGCCTTGTCGGCTTCCAGTTCCACTACGTCTCCAACGAAGTGACCTAAGCTGTAGGGCGGGGCGGTTACGCTGCCTGTAATCTTTACTTTAATTGTTGCCATAATTGGTAAGGCTTTAGCCTTTGTCCGCCGGGGTACATCGGTGTACCCTGACCCGTGTCCATCACGGCGGCGGTAATTGGAACAGCCACACACTCACAGCGGCGGCTGTTCCTTTGGGGGGTTAGGCGGGGTTCGCGTCGAGCATTGCGGCGAACGAAGTCGGGCGATGCACGTTTGCGTCGAGGTAGCTGTTGAGGATAACTTCAACGGTGCCGTCTTTGGCCTTGGTGTAGGGGTTCACCATAATGTCCAAACCGCCCCAGCTTGCCAGACCAAGGTCGGCCCAGTTGCCAAAGAAGATGGCAGACAGGATAGCGCCTGAGGTTGACTTTTCCAGGTTGCTCGCAACGTTGGTAGTCACAGCGCAGGGGAACCCGTTCAAGGTGTTAGGCACGTTCATGATGAAATTACCTTCAACACCGCTCGACTGCTTAGGTGTGTTCTGCAGCTTGTTTACTACCAGCGGGTTTGTAACGTAAGCCAAGCTACCCATGTCGGCGTTATCCACCGCAATCTCTTTGTAAAGACCGGTGATATCATCCCACAGCGGGGCGGCTCCGGTAGCGCCACCTACAACAGACCCGATACCAGACGTACCAGCTACACCGGCAATGCCTGAACCATTGCCATGCAGCGCGGCCTGCTCCAACTTAGTAGCTACAGCGCGCATCAGGAAATCGAAAAGATACGCTTCGATGTTCGCGCTTGACTGAATCATCAACTGCTTTGCAACGTCCACGAAAGCCGCAAGGCGGTTCGGGGTGTAGCTGATTTTGGTAGCAGCAGGACTCACTTCGTCGGCTGCGCCGGTTTCGGTTTCCCATGCCGCTGTCGGCTGAGTGCCAAACGAAGGCAGGTCGAGGTTGCCAATCAGGCCGTCAAAGCGGGCGGCTCCGAGCTGTGCCAAAACAAGGCGGGGGGAAAGCGCGGTAATCAAACCGCCTACGTTGGTCTGAACGGCGTACCCGCCTTCAACACCGGCAGGGCTGCCACCGGTAGCGGTCATGTCGCGGCGTTCGCGGTTGCTCAGGCTGCGCAGGGCAACGGCAGGGATAGCCATACCTTTCGGTGCGATACCGCTTTGCGCAAATTCGCTGCGGCCTTCGGAGTCCATCTCGCGATTGATACCGGTCAGGCTGCCGTCGGTAGCTTCTTTAAGAAAAGTAGCGAGACGGAAATTCTTTTCAATTTCGCGCTGCTCACCGTTACCGGTTGCCATTACCACAGGGGCGGCCACTGGTTTCGCGTTGCGCTCCAGGGTTTCGAGGGTTTCGATGTCCTTGTTGAGTTTTTCAACGAGTGCATTAATTTCGCCCGCGCGGGTGATCTGCTCGTCGGTCAGTGTATCGTGACCTCGGAGGGCGATAAGCTCTGACCTGAGGTCTGCCAGCTTCTCGCGCTTTTCTTTCAGTTGGTTCATGTTTATATGCTTTTTTTAAGTGCCTGATTGATAAGCCGCTTTGCGTCGGCCTGCTTCGTGCTGCCGGCTGAACGCTCGGCAATAATTGCAGCCCGTTCCCTTTCGATTGCTTCAGCATCGCGGCTGCCTACCGATGTGCCTGAATAGGCCGGATAAGTCACCGGCGAAACGTCATATAGCTTTTTTAACTCAAGGATAGTGCGGTATGAATCGTCTCCGTACTTTGCAGACGCGCTCCACATTGCCCGGCTTACCGTGAACGCAAAGCTGCTTTGGGTAATGTCACCGCGTTGTATGCTACGCACCACGTGTTGATGTACCGGGTTCTTTGCGTCCGGCACAAAGCTGTATGCAAGGTGGCCGGCGTCGTTGACCCATACCTTAGCCGTGCCGCTCGTTGTGCGACCTACTATCTGATTTGCGTCATGGTTGAATAAAACCGGTATATCAATCTTGCCCTGTAGCGCGGAATCGAAAGCGCCGCGCGCGATCTCCTCTTCAAACCAGCCGCCTATATCTGTGGCCTGGTTGACCACAGCGGCAACGCCTGTTACCTCTGCAGGCCAGTCGCTATCTTCACCGTCCATCCGTAGCTCTACGGTGCCGGTGTATGTCCTGAGTTCCCTTGTTTCTTTCATGCCTGTTTAATTAGCCCCGTCGGGGTTGTTTGTCTTTGCGGCCATTGCCTCCGCTGCATTGATCTTTGATTGTACCCAATCCTGCGACAGATTCGACGGAATCAAATTCGCTTCCATAAAATACTGCTCGCCCTCAGGTATAGCATTCATATCCTCATAGCCGCGGGCCGTATTGGCGTTCATCCAACCGCCGCGAATGGCCATGTTATAGAACTCCGCCCGGGTCTTTGCGTCGGCCCTGAGCAAGCTATTGAATACGAATTTGAAATAGTAGGAACCTTTTTCGTCTTCGCGCAACAGCTTGCGGCGCATCTCTTGTTCCATCATGGTAACAAGCGGCATAATCGTTTGCACGTAGAAGTCCTGCGCCTGCTGTTCCACGCTTGATTTTATCCCTTGCGAATCAGCGCCGATCATGTAAGCCGGCACCCCAAAAATGCGGGCTATTTCTTCCGCGCCAAATTTACGGGTTGCGATGTATTCCGCTTCCTGCGGTGAAAGGTTCATCTGCTGAACCTCGCTGTCTTTCGGTACGCCTGCGACTGAATCGTCTCCCTCCAATACGTCTTTGAAGGATTGTTTGAGTTCCCGGGACTTTGTTTCGTCCGGCGCGGCTGCTCCAAACTTAAGCAGGAATTTCAGGCTTGCCCCGGATTTATAGAATTTCGCAGTTGACTTCTCAGCAGCCAGGTTAATCCCTAACGTCTGTGCATGGGTGGCAATGGGGGACATACCACGCAGCGGGGTATCTACTGCAAGCCCTTTGAAGTGAAGCATATCAGATGCTTCGACAGGTATGTCTTCGCGGCCCTGAACCTTAATCGTGTAACGCGGTTTGCCATTATCCAAAAGCACTACTTCTACGTTGCTCCAGTGAATAGGCTCCAGTAATTCCGGGTATGCGGTTTGTCCGTTACGGTAAATTCGAGCGTAGGCATTGCCGCCGGTGTCCAGTTGCGCGCTTACCCATTTCAGGAATTCGAAGCGGGTTTGGATCGCATTAGGTTCGTTAATCAAAAAGGAAAGCGGATGTTCGTTATCCACAAGGCGCTGCCCGCCTGTTGCACGGTACAACCGCAGCGGCATAGTTGCTACAGCGTCGGCCTTAACCCTTATACACGCTTGTACCGCAGCCAGTGACAGCGCGGTCTTAGAATTTACTGAAACGCCAGCGGCAGACCCACCACCTGCCAGCGCGTTCTG